ACTGAAAGCTACAATAGGTGCAATATTGTAGTTATTACCCATATCGGTGATGGATATTGAATTTACTGATCCACCAGAACAAAGGGTAGCTGTAGCCAAAGCAGTTTCCGCAACACCAACGAGAACTAGAGTCTTAGTGAAACCAGTGCTGATTTCTGTGACTTCATCATCAACATCTTCAATACCAGTGTCGATGACCTCATCCTCATATCTGTAGAGTTCACATTTTAGTTGATAGACATAGTTCTTCTCTAATTGATAGAATGGTTGTTCATGTTCAACATACTTAATCTCAAAAAGTTTATCACCAAGTGGAAACCAGATAAGATCACCCTCTCTTGGTCTGTGAGTGACACCCTTCATGTTGGGGATATCCTTCATAAAGGGTGAAATGTAATCTGAGAATCTTTCTCTAGAGATAACTAATGTCAGGTCATCTTTCTCTTGAATACCAAACTTAGAAAGAATTGTTCCCTGTCCACCAAATCCTTCATAACTATCCACATATGCTTCAAGTGGATAGGCATGTTCAAACTTCGATTCGATAACCTCCTTGATTATCTTTTTCTCAGTTGCATACTGTCTTGGGAGGTAGTACACTTCTACCCCATACATTTTAAGTTGTTCGTTTACTAGGTTCTGAACTAAATTTTGCTCGTTCTTAGAACCATTGAGGAAATATGGATTAAGCATAACATCTTACCCGATAAGATCAAGAGGTGGAATTTCATATGTGGACATCATCTTCTCCTCAATTTTATCAAGTTCAGACTGTGCATCATCATAGATTTGTCTTCCGTTAAACTCAATACCACCAGGTAGTTTTACACCCTGGAACTTGATTAAGTTTTGACCCCATTGTTTCTTAATTAGAGATGTTAGATACTTTTTCAGAAATGGATCATTAAATACACCAGTAGCTTCATTAGGATTGAGAACCTTCCAACAATCGATAACAAGATAATCACCAACAATTAAATCATCATATGATACATCAAGATACATCCTATCTTGTCTTTGGTTAAATCTGATTGCTTTATGTGTGTTCAATAGGAAATTCAATGTCTCAAGATAAGACATTGACATTGAATATGACAGAATGTCCTGTGTTCCCCAGTAGTGAACATCATTCAGAAACATCTGATACTTTAAACTGAACATGTTTCTGGTACTAACACCCATTAGGGCATCCCACTGATATACCTTATTGATACCAATTACATCCTTAGGGATCTCAAGATAATTACTGTTTTCGTAGTAAGTGAAGGTTGTACTCGTACCTTCAATACTAGTGGTAGCTGATGTGGCAGCCATACCAACTGACCCCCTACCACTTGGGGCTCCAGGGGGGACAGCTTTGGCTCTGTCTTTATCTGCTTCAGTAATTTCGTACTTCAGAAATGTCTGAATTACCCCATCAAAATGTCTCTGTTGAAACAGTTGAATAGCGTCATCCAATAAATCTTGGACCTGCTCATCAGCGACATTGATTTCAACTACAGGGGCACCCAACTGTCTCAAGCAGTAATCAATCAGTTCTTGTCTAGAAGAGGGCTGCGCCATTTATATACTATAACTTTTTACTATTTAGATAGCCGCGGAAACCCCAGATATAACGGTAACATTGCCCTCAGCCAATCTATACACCGTTGTTCCAGAACCCACAAGAATGTCCCAAACATATCTACCTGGGTTCAGATCACCAGTCAAACTCTTGTTCATAGTGAGTTTAAATTCACCATCAAATGCACTAGTGAAACCAACAGTAAAATTACCAGCAACACCTGTGCTAGATCCAATAGATGCAGATTTGGCCATCGAAGATGAACCACTATAACCAGTAAAATCAAAATTAGATTTATCTGGTCTTACAACTTTGAATGTAGAAGTAAAATCAGTTCTAGTACTGATGACCAAATTGACTCCATATGCTTCCGCACTGGAGTCAGGATTGAAAGTGATTGTATTATTGGCCATTTGTTAATTGTTGTAACATACGTTTGATATCACCAATATCAGATTCAAGTTTGTCAATCCTCTCCTTTTCGGAGAGGAGTTTATCTCTGTTAGATACATATGATTCATAATCATTGGATCTATTATCGATAATAGATCCTGTTTCACTGTCACGAAATAGACCCAATTGACCTTTTACTGGAATAAGTGTCATGCTAAACCTAATGCTCTAAAGTTTTTGATGAAAGGTGGTTGTGCTTGATTGGTTGATGTACCAATCAATTTAATTCTAAAGGATGAGAATAATGGAAGATTATCAATCGAGAACTTGAGTTCCCTATACAGACTCAATGAAGCATTTGGGTCGTGATCATCAGTCTTAGGTGTTCTGATATCAGTGCTACCATTACTCTTGGAAGGATCGGCTACAGAACCATTTGGTAGGAAATTATTAGTTCCTGGGAATGGTATGAAAATAACATCTTCTAACTTTTCTTGATCAAGAACATAGAAGGCTCTGATGTCAGAATTTTCTGTCAAATAAGCGTCCAGAAGAACTTGGATTGAAGTTCCAGGATTTTTAAGTCTAATATTTTTTGTTACATAGAAGAAATTGTTAGGATCATCTTTAGTTGTATTTACCCTAGAATCGTTAGCATAATCTGTAATTGGTTGATTTACTCTGTTTGATGTAAGTGTCATAGCTACTTGGTCAAGATCAAGACCAGGAGAAATTCTCGTGTCATTTGTGGACATATTAAGACCAACTGTGAGTGACCTGTTACCTGGAAGATTGTCTAGGAAAGTTTTTTCATTGATTGATGAACAAATCATTCTCATAGAATCAAAATAATTATTTCTATCAAGTCCAATTTGTTTAAATCCTTGGTCGAGGAATGAATTTTCATTACCAGAGATACTAGTAGCGGAGACTGTTCTCATGGTTGCATCGATAGATGTTCCAGTTGGTGTAATAGTTGCAAAATCAGGAACTACCTGAGAGAATGGAACATTGTAAGTTCCCCTCATATTTGATCCACCACCAAAAGTTGTTTTCTCAAAGAACGCTTTTCCAGAACCAGTATTGACACTCCTATCAATGCCATTTTTTGACATGTCAATTTTAATTTTGTAGAAGTCTAGACCAAATGGGTTTGACTCAGTCACTTCATTAAGATTATGTGTCTTGTTGATTCTTCTCAATGACACACCATCAAATTCATACTTACTTATAGTATCATTTTGGGTGTGATTGGTAACGTTTGTATTGTCAATACCTCTGGTAATACCAGTCAAGGAATCTGATCCTGTTCCTGTATATGAAATAATTTCATCACCAATTTTGATATATCCAGGGTTTGTGGATGCAACATTAACACCTTCAAACTCATCCAAGTTGGCCGTGGTCCCAACAGAAATACTTCCTGTATCACTATCACCATAATCTACAGATAGATTTGTGGGTGTTATACTGGTGTTAACATTTGAAATAGTGACAATGTTACCACTTGAATGCATACCATGGTTTTTATGAGAAACTATGATGTGAAGACCATCATTAACTACAGTAATTGGTGATACTGGAGACACACCTCCTGGATTTCTAGAAACATCAAGTATATTTGTGACGCCATCACTATTCTGATACCTCAGAATAGCCGTATTAGAACTGGTATCAAACTCCCCCTGAACGTCAGTAATATTCAGTTCATTATTACCAAAGATGGTTGAGATAGAAACTTTAATACCTTCACCAAGTCCCGATCCAATTGTGACTGGTGCGATAATGTCACCTATCTGATAACCTCTTCCTCCACCAATAATTGTAGCCCCAATAGCAACTCCATTTTTGATGAAGAAACTAGCGGTAGCATTGATACCATGACCAGTAATGGATGTCATAGCCACATCAGTATATTCAAATTCACCAGAGAATGGGGTATATCCAACACCAGCATTAGTAATGTTTAATTCTCCTGTTATAACTGATCCACCATATCCAACAAATCTACCAGTCGCTCCACTTTCATCCTGAGTAATTAGTTGACCATCTAACAACCCAACATCAGCAACTGTGGTTCCAAGACCCACTCTGATGGTCCTAGATTCAACAACAAGTGAGTTATTTGGAATGACTTCTAAATCTTGTGGGAGAGGTGGATTGAATAACTGAACGGAACCAGTAGGAACAAAGTCAGCTCTAAACAGTCGGAAGGTAAGATCTTCATACTGAGATGGTGTCCATACAGAAGCGTTTTGTGACTTGTATAATGAACCCAATAGTCTCTGTGTAGAAACAATAACCTGTCCTTCTTCTGTACCATCCAATGTTGAAACATCAGTATCACCCAATCTTGAAATCCATACTCTATACTCGGTGGAGTTGGAGAGGATGATAATTGCATATTCTCTCTGACCATTTAGATAAACAGGAGATTCAAATTCGAATTTTGTTTCTATACTGGCATCATTTGAGATAGTAATCTCATCAGGTTCTTTCTCTACAGTAGAGTATGGGAGAATTTTCTGACTTGGAGTCCCCAATTCAACTTCACGAATTTCAATTGTAACTGGTATATCAAAATCAGTTGGTTTTTGTTGGAAGTATAATCCAAGAGACGTAATGTAAATCCCTGTTTCATCATCAACAATAAAGGTTTGTGCCAGAGGGTCTTTATATTCACCAGTTAACCTTGAATTAAAACTACCAACGTTTCCATCTGTAGATGCCGCTGCTTCATCACTAATTTGACTACTAATAGTTCTTGGATCATCAGTAACTGATTCAGTTTCAACTCTAGCATTTCTTAAAGACAGTGTTGTTTGTTCGGTAGTATCTGTATCACCCCTTGAGAAGAAAATATCTTCGGCAGAGGTAGTAACCGTACCAGGAATTTTACTATTGATATCACTACTAGTGAGTCTCAATACTGATCTACCAGTTTCAAATGGAGTAACTGAATCATCATCGGAACTTGGAACTCTATAAGAACCAATCAGTGTGCCAATTCTGTCAGTAATAAGTTTTCTTGAGGTAACTTTAGCTTCTGCTCCACTGCTAGCTCCCCTAAGTATCATTTCCTCAGCAATGTATCCTGAATATTCAACTTCACTTTGATCAGCTAAAGAAGCCATATCGACATTCAATACAGTCGTTGTTTGTGTATAACTATCGGGAAGGTCTTCACGACCAGCAACATTTGTAGATACATTAATATCACCAAATTCAGCACTAATAGTAGTACCCGTTGAAGAAATATATGGGTTTTCGTTATATGTGTCAGTAGCTTCATCATATGGACCATACTTATGATTGGCGGAAGCAACTCTGAACGAAATCTCTGGTGCTACAGACTCACTGGACCCACTATTGTCTTCTCCTGTTGTAGATGGATCATAATCTTCACCCATGACACCCTTAACAAGCTCTCCGACTTCAAATGTGCCAGAGACCATTTCAATTTCAATTAGTTTAGGTACACAATACTTATTAACATCAACATTATCGAAGAAAGCATAAACCTCAGTGAATGGTTTCAGACTTCTAGCCGTAAACGTAATATTACGAGATCTCATATACTGAATGACTTCACGAGATACGATACGATCACCGAAGGATTCGGTATCAATCGATTCGGTTATTTTTTGTTTAGTACCTGATCTTTCTTGAGTGAGCTCAACGCCAACAGTACCAGAGGCTTGAATACTTGTGTCTGTGAAGTTTTGTTCAACCTCAAAACGACTAGGAACTATACCATCATTCTTAGCTAATCTATTTGCCGCTCTTGTTCCACCACCTTTGAACATGGAGAGGAACTCTTCCGCTGTACCTTTTCTAAATGTGGTGTTATCATTCTCAGCAATACCCACAGATAAGTCGAGTGAAGGATTGACCTTTGTGGTTTCCCATGAGTTCCAGATAGTTGGTGATATACCTGTACTTGCCGTCCCATCGCCTTCAGCTCGTATAGCATCGAAAACAGCCAGGTATGAACCTTCCATATTGATATTTCTCGTCTCCATTTGAGTAACATCAATCCAGGTATCAACTGTTGGATCAAAGGAAATGTTACCTTGCCAGAAACGCACAAGGAAAGGAGTGACACTTTCAGACCTCGTAGCAAAACCTTGTTGCAACCAAGGTTCTTCTACTTCCTCATAATCAAGAGTGATCATTTGGCCAGACCTGGTCGTCCCAGCTCCAACGATATCAGCATATCTACTATCTTTATTGGTATTTGAGTCTTCACCAATACCAGCAATGGTTGAGTTTCCGACAACCATATCTATTGAAGTGGTATAGTGAGAAGGTCTCAAAGTGCCATTTTCTCTATCGATAGCGTTTTTAACACCAATAGTAGTATCTTGAGCTTGGAAACTTGTAAAATTATCAACAAAGATACCAGATTTGAATCTGTTCAAACCATTAGCGTCTGGAACAAACTGATTGATAGTGTTTGTCTCTAACTGATTCAGTGAAGTGTAGTACTCAAGATTTTTGATTCTTTGTTCCAGTTTAGAGATATCAGTCATTTGATATCTCTTATGTTTGATAAAGGTAGTCGTCACACTTCCAGCGTCAAATGTATAAGCTGGAATATAACAATTGGCTATATTCATTGCTCCATTAATGCCTTTTGGTGGTACTGGGTTATCAGCTGGAGCACCTCTCTTAACTTGGAAAACACCATTTCTATCAAGATAGATTCTGTCAATTCTTGGGAGATAGTAATTATAATCTACTATAATTGACTCATTAGAAGCCAGAACATCCTTAGAACTATGTTGACCCCCATTGAAAGTTCTACCAAAAAATTCTAATGGTGACCTTTCATTTGTAGTCCCTACAGTGAAAGATGAAACTCTAGGACGACCATCAACTATATCAGTAAGTCTAACACCCGAAATACTATTAATTTCTGAGCTATAATTAAAATCTCTGTATGAATTACATACAGTAATATCACCAGTGTCAGAAGTATTGTAAGATGATGATATGAAATAAACTCTCAATCTACTGTTAGGTACACCTGCACCATCTCTTCTTATGATTCTAGAATAATCATAAATTGACTTACTCTGACCTGTAAAGAAGTTAAAGTTTTTGGTTATATTCTTACTTCCAATGACAACATTTGAAGCAACAGCACTAACTCCAGATTTTTGGAAATTAACTACTTCGTTTGGTTGGAATCTGGAAAGATTTTCGTAAATAAAATTAACTGCGGTATCTGATTTCTTATCAACATAAATTGCTTTTGCTCCACTTATTGATCCGACGACTTCTTCGCCAAGAATCAAATCATTTGTGGTGTTCGTTGGTCCATCCAAACTACCAACAGTCATTGATGGAGATTCTGGATCCGAATTTGAACCATTACCACTAAACACACCATAAATCAAAATGACATCTGGTTCGTTAAGAGAAATAACTTTATCTTGAACTCTTGTTCCATATGGATAATTGCCATACGTTAAACCATCATTGAGAGTAGTTGATCCAATACCAGAACCAGAATCATTTGAATTTCTTATTACAATATTTTTTGCAAGATTCTTAGTTTTAATCTTCGGAGTGATATTAGTCTTACGAAGTGTTGTGATCAATTTACAATCACCGTCATTGGCAATACCATTAATCGTGAGTTGAGTGTTGCCAGAAGTGAATGTGAATTTATCAGATGTAAGAACTTCTATTTCTCCAGCATCATTAATTAAACTATATCTTTCTTCATCAAAAGACAAGAACACCTCATTAGTATCAGCATTAACAGTTCCAGTGGATCCGTCAGTTACTGTCACATCAAACTGTTTTCTGATTACCAAATCAGATTCTGTAATATTAACGTTGGAAATTAATTTTCTTGGGAAAATTGAAAAAAGAGACTCATTATCTGCCAGATTGTCATTTCTCGAAGTTGGAGTTGTTTGAGATCCAACTACTTCTAAATCTGAGGTAGTAGTGTTTGCAGTTGGAAGATCTCCATTTACAAAACCTGTGACACTTTGAACAGATTCAACAAGAATTGAATTGGTATTTACTTGAGTTACTCTATGAAGTGTTGGTAATGAGAGAGTTGCGTCAGAATATCTAACAAGATTTCCTGTGGTTACGATACCAGGGAAAGAAAGTGATGGATTGGTGACCGTGGAAACACCAGTAGCTACATCCTCTTTGGTAATGGATGCAATACCAATATTAACAGCACTAGTTGGAATTAAATCAGATGTAAATGTCCCAGCAGTACCTACAATACCATAAACTGATTGAACATCGGAAGTTTCATATTTTGTAGTATTGGTAATAGTTCTGTTTGTAGAATCTGAACCATCAAAAGTAATTCTTTCACCAATTGAGAACTGACCTTTAACATCGTAAACAGTAGCTGCTGTTCCAGTGTTTACATCATATCTAAGAAAACCAGAGGCTCCACTAGAACTACCCTCAATGAATGTTGGGGTGGTGAGATTAACTTCTTCATTAATTGTTAGTTCATTGTATGTCTGTACATCATATAATGATAATTCCCACTTATTAGTATTTTTATTGATAGCATCATAAGAACCAGATTCTAAAGAGAAATCATAAATTCTAGCAACACCAATTTCATCACCAGCAAGATCAGTTCTAGCAGATCCAATTCTTTGACTTCTCAAACTTAAAGTATTTGTGTTATCAAATCCAATAGTTGGTGATCCAGAAACGTTATGACCTGTAACCTTGGTTCAAAAACAAAAAGTTAGGGATTTTCCTCCAACATTTTTAGTTGTTCTTGCTTTTGGAGAATCTAAAAAGGTTGAACCAAGAGTTTCAACGGGATATCCTCTAACATAAGCCTTTCCAGGTCCAACTTTATAGACCATAAGGTCATCAGAAGGTGTCTGTCCACTTGTAGTGGTCTGATTCTGATTGTAGATACCTCTATTTCCGTATCCGTTATTTAAACTCTCTTTGACAGTCGTTACAAATTCTTTTACATAATAATGACCTGATTCATCAAAGGTTCTTGTTGCTAATTCATCTGCAAGAACGTTGTATTCAGTTCCAGTATTGGTATCTCTTAAACGACCATTTTGAACTTCTGCTAATTGAACGAAATTTTGGTCATTAAGGTCATTTCTACTTTTTTTAGATAAAAATGCAGTAATTTCTAGCCTATCAGCACCAGGTGCAGTAAAATTAGTGAAATTTCTAGCATTATCATTCAGAGATGGGTCAACATCAGCTGAAATTAAACTTTCAGTAACATTTAAACCAATTCTATAGTTGGGTGTGTTGTCATATTGATCAAGAATAAGAATCTGGTCTTCAACATCAACGAAAAATCCTCTGAGGAAGTAAACACCATTACTCAAAGCAAAAGCAGAACCAACGACGTTGGAATTTGTAGTCAAGGTTCTAGCAAAACCTTCACCATTGGCGATAAATGTCGAAGCAAAATTAATATTATCAGAAGTTAGAAGAACTTCATTATTTGAAAAAGTTTGAGTAGAGTTATCAGACGTACTTGACTCATAGTAGTCAACATAAATTGTACAAACACCTCTTTCAGACTCTTGACTGGTTATATATGTAACTATTTTAGCGGTTACCCCAGAAGTTGCACCAGTTATTTTCTTACCAATCAACTGTTTTAGGTAAAGATCAACGGGTATTCCTAAAAAATCAGAATCAATCTGAATCCCATAAAAATTAGGCAAATATGATAACTGTCCAGGAATAACTTTAGCTCCTTCTTTGAAGAAGTGAGTTCCCATATCTTCAATTTGGTTTTGAAGAATAGACTGAAGGTTATTTAACTCTCTTGCCTGGACTGGATACGCTGGTTTGAAGAGAACTTTATAATAGTTACTCTGCGGATCAAAGTCATCAAAGTAAGGAGCAACGTTGAGGTTAGTTTCCTGTGGCATGATTTCTTATTAGAATTGCAAGATGATCTTTACGTCTTCCTTCTGGGATGAAGACCTCGTGACAGAAGGTCTATTATCAACGTAGATGGTATTTCCAGAATATTTTTTCACTTCTGGTTGTGATACACCAGAAGTGAAACTTTGGCCCAAGTAATAGGTCCTATTATTTATTACTGTAGATATACCTGTAAAATCAGTGTCAATTTCAAGAGTAACTGATCCACCTAAGATATTAATAGAACCACCAGTAGTAATGTTAGATGTAAATCTATGAGCTGTGAATCCATAAATTGGATTTGAGTCCAAAGAACCATCACTGTTGAAACCTGCTGTAGTTCTATCCTGCCATAGTTTGAGAACTCCAGTAGTTTGATCATAAGAAACTACTCTACCAATAGCTGTCGAACCTGAACTAACCGTTTGAGTAACATAATTGTCTGGTGTGAAATTAACTGAACTATATCCAACACCAATAAGTTTCAGAGCGTAGACTGCACTAGATTTGTCAATATTTAAAATAGAGGATGAATCGTATGATTCGGGATTTTCAATTAAACCAATTCTTGCAAATTGGTTCCCGGTAATATAATCAGGATTATTGGTGTCATTCTCAAATCTAGCATATGTTAGAACACTAAATGCACCCAATTCTTTATAAATGTCATGACCATGACCTCCATCTGGAGGAACAATTATGTTAAAAACGGGTGATGTAGTTCCAGATGGAAGACCACCAGAGACAATGTCGAGTGTCCCAAAGGTATAACCAGAACCACCAGAAGAGACGGTGACAGATTCAACTTTTGAGTCATTATTTACAACTACAGTAGCCTCTCCACCGGTTCCATCACCAACAATAGGTACTCTTGTATAGGTGATGTTAGCTGTCCCCAAACCAACACCACGATTTCTTATGGTCACAATTTTAAGTTGACCACTTGTAGAAGCGTTTTGTCTTACAGATACATTATCACTACTAGTATCATACCAATCTGATGGTACTGGGATGTATTCTGTAGAGTCAAACTTAATTGCTTGACTTGGTTTAATAGTATAAAGGTATTTCCAGATATATCCGTCACCACTCGAACCAGCAGCTCTTGGTTCTAAGTCTGTGAATGTAGGTTCATCAAGAGATGGTCCACCTTGAAAATCATTCTCAGGATTTGCATTATTGAAGAGACAGATATAAATTCTGAAATCAGAATTCATTATGTAGTAGTTTGCATCATAAATGTCAAAAGATCCAGAGGGAAGAGACTGTTTATCTCTACTAATGTCATTTCTCCACATGTCATAGGTTATACCAGATGACCAAATGTTTTTTCTAACTACTTGACTGACATCTGAAGCACCAACTTTCTTCAGTGCCAACATCGTATCCCAATAGTCATTAGACTCATTGAGATTATCTTTTGGTGAGGGTGAATTAGTGTCCCAGTCAGACTGATAATTAGTCGCGTTTGGGAGCCCAATGAATGCGTAATAAGAATTTGTGGAAGATTGAACACCTGCCACAAAATTCTTAGCATTCAGAATACGAAGTTGATCAGTAATTATCGCTGCCATTTTAATAGGACTTTTTTGTTATTTATTGCAGTTTTGTAGTATTATATTTGTATGTAATTGAAAAACTTTAGGGGGTTGGTTCTTTGAACAAGACCAGAAGATGAGATTCCAGTATATCCATTGAGGTTATAGGAATTGAAATCTTGTGAACTTGATATTTCATTAAGGAAAATTTTACCCCAACTAAAGTCACCTGTCGTTGTTGAACCAAAACTTATAGTTCCAAACTGACTTACATTAGTTTCAATTCTTCTCACATAAGTTGATATGCCTGACACAGTTAATTCTACAGTTGACACACTGGAAACTTGATATACAGCATCTGAGAAGGTAGAAGCTATGGATAGTGTATTTCCACTATTATCTTGAGTTGTAAGAGCAACTCCAACATCAATATTAGTATCGTAAATTGTCAAGAAGTCACCTATACCAATTTCACTTACTGTTATTCCTGATCCCACGTATTCATCATCTCTGATAAATGAATCATAAGGAATAAACAAATCAAAAATCATTTTATTCTGTGAACCAGATTTGTTTGTTCCAAAACCAACAATTATTCCAAAATCACCCCCGAAAGAAGATACACTGATTTCTTCTTTTTTGAGTGCTGGCGATTCAAACAGAACTGTAGGAACCTGTGAACCAGTATATCCAACGCCACCATTAGTGATGGTAACTGAAGTTACTTCATCATTCGTGATGAAAGCCGTCGCTGTTGCAATAGTTGAAACACCAAGTGTTGATCCAATTGTGACTATAGGTGCTACAGTATACCCAAGACCAGCGTTAGTAATTGAAATACTAGTGATAGTACCAGCTGTTGATACAATAGCCGTACCAGAAGCTCCAACAATATTATCTTGTGATGTGATTGTGATGGAATCTTGGAAATCTCTAACTGTAGATTCATTATTTGAATCAAAGAGAGGTCTTAGATTATCAACATAAGCTACGGTAGAACCAGAACCAATTGGTTGAATCAAATAAGAAGTTGGATAAATTTGAGGTTCATAGTTAGTTCTATCTTTACCAATAACCTTTCCATCAATGACCTTATCAACTGTTTGTTTACACCAGGTTATAGGTCTCAGAAGGTTTCTATCACTCGTAACTCCAGGTCCTTGATAAACATTAGTTTTAACCGAATCAAGAGTATTAATTCCGGTTACAATTCTGGTGTCCTGATCAAAAATGATGCTTTGAGAAGGTGGAAGATTGTTAATATCAACAGTATCACCAACCTTTATTGTATCAATGACATTGGTGAAAACAACATCAATATCACCACTTCCCTTATAGAAAAGAACTTTAGAAGTGTCACCAATCTTTGGCGGTTCAGTAAACTTAACAATGCTGCCACCGGTAAACACATAACCTTTACCAGGTTCTTGAAGTATATCATTGATAAAGATGAGAAGTGTCTGATCAACTTCGACTTTTGATCCAGGAGCTGCCTGAATAGAAATGGATTCAGTATTTAAATTTAGTCTGAAATCTGTTATGAATCCATCAAACAGATCATCAAACTTGTCAAGAACTTCTAATTGACCAATAGACCAACCATTAAAATTATCAGTAAAGATTTTATTAACAGAGATTTGAAATTCTTCAAAAGTTACTGAAGTGTCAGTTGGAATTCCAGTAGTACCACCAATAGGAACAGTTAATATCTCACCTTCACCATAAGCATATCCACCATATCTAAACTCAAAGTCAATAACACTAGATTCTTGACCAACAACGATATTAACTGTTGCACTCTTTCCAGCTCCAGTAACACTAGAAGAACTATATTGAACAGGAATATCAAAGTATGGAAGTGGATCATCAAACACTACTTCTGGTAGATTAGTTCCAGTATAACCAGTTCCTGGGTTAGTAATGGCAACACTAACGATGTTACCGCCACTAATTGCTGCAGTTCCAATAAAGTGGAGACTTGGTTCCCCATCAGTTTGAACACCAACATTCACGACTGTTTGGATACCAGCTCTATATCCAGAACCACTATTAGCAATACTCACAGCAGTGACTGAACCAGCTGCCGAAACTGTAACAGTTCCACCAGCGGCCACCAATGGTTGATAACCAAATCCACTAACTGTACCAGCCGAAACTATTAAACCACCAAGTGGAATATCACTATCGTTTGGATCATATCCATTGATAACCCCTGTACCGGCGAATCCTACTGTTGATATACCAGAAGATTCTTCTATATTGTAAGTACCATCACCCCTGAGTGTGGTTGCCTTAGGATCTTGGAAAATATTATTGATAAGAATGATACCATTGTCAGTTGAATAACCAACAGTGGATGAACCTTCATAATTTAGAGTAAATGATGTATTAATACCATTGAAATTGTGAGAAATATCATCAAAGACAATATTGTTTGTATATGTTTCATTTGGAGAATTTCCAGGAGATGTTCTCATGAAAGTTCTACCTTGGAAACTAGATGAAGTTGTAATACCAGTCCAATCTCTAGAATCAGGATCTGCAGTTGCTGTGGTGCTTAGTGGTGTTTTGCCATATGGTGCCGAAGCGAAGTTGATGGTATTTCCAACAATATTGTAATTACCAGAAATTTTAGTAATCAGAGAACCATTAGAGTGTTCTTCAAGAGTGGAACCAAGTTGAGCTCTCCTACAACCAAATCTTGTTGAACCAGCAATACCAACATCGGTGATAATGATATATTCATCACCAATTTTAACAATATCTTGAGATGCAAATGATGTTATACCAGTCACATCAAAGACTGTTTCAAATACTATGTCTTGATCTAGGTTTGTTGTAACTGCAGTTCCAGTGATAGGAGCTTGAATCATATTGTCAACAGCCACCAACACTTTCGCATTTTGATTGGTAGCAGTAAATACATGAGAATTACCAATACCAACAGAACTAATTGTAAAGGTATCTTTGATTAATTTGTTGGCTTTTTCTGGTGTATCAGTAAACTTCAATCTAGAATCATCAATCTTAACAACATAAAGTTCATTTGGAAGTTTGTCAGTAGAAATACCAGAAACTGTTGTTGTTACAATACCAATAGGTGATCCATTATGTGTGTAGAGAATCTTTTCTCCAGTTACAAAGAAGTGATTGGGGATTGCAACCGTTCTATTAGTAACATCAACAATATTGGGGTCACTCCCATCAAAAAATCTTCTAAAAATATCAATTCCTTCGTGTTTGAGACCAAATTTTGTGAGAAGTCCAAGTTTTGTTCCTGTATAACCATCAGCATTAGATGAAACAATAACATTGTTGTTATCAATTTCATTAGGATTAGTATTACTGTCAAAGATCTTCAAGTCAATGCCAAAAGTTCTAACTTCTATATTAGCACTTGCAATTGGAGTATAAGTTAAGTTAATGACAGAACCAACAGAGGTAACTCCAACTGAGCCAAGAGTAGAAGAACCTGTTATGACGTTCGCATAATCAACAAAAGTTTCATTCGTTGATGAGTTACACAGAACACACTCAAACATTTCATAATCGTTATTTGTTGTGTCAGTAACAACAACTACATTATATGATGCACTGTATGGGTTAGTATATGTTGAAATAGCAACAGCACTTGGTGAACCAGATGATGGAATTGAAGTATAAGTGGACTTCAGTGTAGAAACATCCATATCAATACTTCCAGCAGTTGTTCCGATACCAGAAAACACAGTCAATGATGTCTGAGCCTCATGTGTAATAGGATTGTCTGGAATGAAATTGATCTTAACAAGACCACTATCAATGAAAGAACGATAAGTTCCAAGAGAACCACTAGAATTTGTTGGAAGACTGGTGTGAACATCACCATACTCTACATTATATACATTTGTACCATCATGAATAACATTCATTTCGACAGCATGATATTCACCGGTGGTGATACCAGACTGTGACTCAACCATAGTTAAAACTTTGGCTGCTCTATTTGTTATTGGGAAAGAAGCAATTGTCGTCTCAGCTCCAAGAATAGTGACTTGTTTACTGGTAAAATCAACAATGTCACCCATCTGTGTAGATCCAATACCAGCGATATTGTCACGAAGACTAATAGCTACGGTTGATACATCATAAACATTGAATTCAAACTTAACTGGGTTAAATGTTAGATCCCATTTGTTATTGGCTATTAGATAATCATAGAAACCAAGTCTTGGATATGTTTCAATAGTAGCATATTCATTTACATATCCAGTTATTCCATCTTGAAGTACATTTACGATACTGAACTGCCTTTCATCAGTAAAAACATTGTCTCTAGTGAAAGTAAATACTTTATTAAAGATAAAGTCTAACTCATAGGATGAAACACTCTCGAAACGTTCAGCTCTTTCATTACTATTAAATGATCCACTAATATCATCAATTGAAAGAACTCTGTTTCCAATTGATTGGAAATAATCAGTAAGAATTTGATTTTTAAAGAAAATTTCATCAGAAACTAATTTACCATTAACAAATTGGGTTCCCTCAGAAACAAAGTCAAAATCATAAACACAATTTAAGTCTCCCTCTCCGATAATATCAACAATGACATCAATATTGGAATCATCTGGTGTAATGATAGCTCCACCTACTTCAGTTTCTGTGCTTTCCAATTGGTAATCAGCAAACTTAGCAAAACCAGAAGTGTGATTGAGATCACTTACTGAACCATTCCAATCTTGATATGGAACTCTACTAGAAAGTGAGTAAGAGAACCTCTGATAATATTCATTATTAGGAATTACCTGAAGATTATCATTCAAGAAACCAATATTATCTTGCCAACCGCGAATGACAGTAGCACCGACACCAGTTGTAATTTCAGCATTGAAATCCCACTTATTAATAACAACACCTTGAGTGTTAGAACTTTCACCTCTGATAATTGATCCTACTGAAAATTCCTTAGGTGTTATCAATTTGAGTTCATTAAATTCACTTTTCCAAGACTTAACAATACCACTCAATTGACCACTAGTAACTGTTTCTCCAATGAAAAAGTCATTAGTCATCAAAGATATATCAAAGATTGGGAAATGAGTCTCAGGAATGACTCTACCTACAGTTCCTGTCTGAACTGTTCCTGGAACTTCACCACTCTCAAGTACATTAAACAAACTATACTCAATATATGCTCCACTACCACCAAGTTGTGGAAAGACTGCAGTTACAGGGAAAAGAGTATAATTATAATCTACAGAATTATAACCAACTCCACTAGAACCGGTTCCGATGTTGATATTTTCAACTAAGATATTCTCACCAACAACAAATGGAAACTCTCTAGGTGTACTAAATTGTTGATTTAAATAAAGTCTTACAGTTTTAGTAGAATTATCAAATGACAATGTAGAAATACCAACACCATTAGAGTTTTGAGTTGGAATAATTGTAGGTTTAATCTCATACATCCCGGTAGTATTATTCAAGATTTTTACTTGAGTATCACCAAGTTTATATTCAAGATCAACTTCAGGAAGAATCGTATTGGTGTATCCATCAATAACAACAAGTTCTGCTGGTGAAAGATAATTTCTTCCAATAGAACTAATACCAATTGATTCAAAAGAATTAAGTGACTTCATCTCCAGAATTTCTGGAAGATTAGCTACAGGTCTTAAAGTTTGATCAGTTGGATAATCAAATCCAATGTTATCAGAATCAAATTTACTTCTAAAAATCTTACCAATGTTATTAGATCTTGGTTTTAAAATTGCATTAGTACCAATACCACTAATGATATTGATGACTTTGGGTATTCTGGAATAATTGATACCAGGATTGGTTAAATCAATCTTAGAAATTTCACCATATGTTTTAGTAGAATTAGTAATATAGGAAGAAACAGAGTTTAATTTTGTATAAGTTGTTGTCTCTGGATCTTTTGTTAATTGATAGGAAAATGTAGTAGAACTAGTTCCAGTAATTGTATACTCACCATCAAAATTACTCAATTCTACATTGATTTGATTGAATGGTGAAAGTGAGTCTCTATCAATTACGATACCAGTTTTTGTTATAAAATTAAAATCTTTATTAATTGGATCAAATTTATAATACAATCTAGAAGAAACATCATCAGTTAATTCAATTGTGAGATTAGCAGTAGAAGTTATACCAACTATTCCAGAAGTTGTGACCTCAAAAGACTTATCTTCTTTTTTTCCAGTTGTTAAAAATTCTTTACTAAAATTTTGATCAAGATACGCACTCATCTTGAATGCTGGATAACTTACACCATTTGAAAGGAAAGAAAGTGATGAGTCACTCAAATCAAATTTAAGATTATTATTTTTTCTGGATATGACAAGAGGATTGATCTTTGAAATTGTACCTCCATTTCCCCCGGAAGTAATATTGACAAATCTTGGTTCTTCCCTAGTGACTTCAAATTTTTCAGTGACAAGTTTAATATCATTATTATCAAATGGGACAACATAATACATCTTATTATCAACAAGACCACCAGTTGGATCATCAGAGGTATGAATGACCTTATCACCAAGAATAAAATTGTGATTTGATATAGTAATTGAATTTAATTGAGTATTGACCTTATCAGAAGCAAATCCAACTGGATTGAATACAATTCTTCTGTTATAATCGTTATATCTGACATCAACAACTTGTTCATAAGTTGGTTTGACCGTTATTCTGACTTTGTCATTTGACAAAAGGCCGTGTGTTGAAGCCGTAGACACGGTTACGACATTATTGGTGGCACTTCCCCTTAAAACATCACTTCTAGATGTTTTAAAACTATGATAGTCACCAGTTCCAATACTATTGAAGTAAAGGAGACCACTTGTAGTTCCAACTCCAACATATTCACCTGTAAGAGTTGAAAGACCAACTTTATGGGATGAAATACCAATCAGATTTTTGTCAATTGGAGTAGCATATAAGGTATCATAATCGGTAAGATTCACATAACCATCTCTTGTGAAACCATTCCAAACTTGAAGAGATGTTCCACTATTAATGAAATAATCAACTCTTTCATTAAATTTCAAACCATGATTCTCATAGTAAATTGATTGTGTTGGAATGAAAATTACAGATGCACCAACACCTGGATTTCTAAATGTTACTGTAGTACCATCACCATTACCTGACGCTGTACCAACACCAACAGATTCTGAAGGATCAAAGTAAAACTCTTCATTGATTCTGAAATACTTTTCAGTAGAAATAGATCCTACATTGATTGCAAACTTTCTAGGATTTTCACGAAGAACAGATTTATTAGTGTGAGCAGAACCAACTGTTCCTTCTACTGCTCTAAGAACACGAATTCTTTTTGTCTCACTATCAATATTCAGAACTTTTACCTTTTCAGTTCCAATTCCAAGAATGTCATTTGGTCTTATGAATGGATAATCAAAAAGTCCAGAAGCATAGAAATATGTGGTAATTCCAGTGGTAGATGTAGAACCAATACCTAATGTAACTACAAGAGTTTCAGTTCTGACTCCAACCTGATGTATTCCATCAAATCCTTTGTAGTATGATGAAAGATTGTTAATATTTACAATATCTTTATCTTTGAGACCATGTGGTTCAGTACCAAATCCAATATATTGATTTGAATTATTTTTAATAAATTCAATATTTGCAATTTGAGTGGATTCGACATTTATTGTGTCAATTTCTCTACCTTTAATGTGAGAAACTTTAGCTTGAGCGCCACTTTCTATTCCATCCTGTTCGGATTCAAATACTAATCTATCATTAACTTGATAACCACGACCACCAGTAAAAATTCCAATTTCATTCAAGGAACCAAGTGAAACACCTGTAATGTTAATTGATTGTTCTTTGATTTTATTTGAATCAAACAAATAATCATATCCACTAAATTTATCATTAGTGTTGTAAGTTGATGTATTTCTTAAACAGTTATCAGATTGAATATCATAGTCTATCTGATTAGATGTACTTCTATAGTTGAATTTATTTCTTTCAGCGAAAAAGGAGTCTCCAATAACGTATGGAAACTTTGGTCTCTTATACTTTCTAAAGGGTTGAGAACCACCACTGGCACCGTCTACAACGGTCTCTACCGTAGTAAAGTAAGCATATACACCCTCAGGGTAATCTGGGGTTATACAGAACCTTCCATTGTGAATGTCCAGATCACCAGAATTAGTAAATTTATAATCCTCAATAAAGAAACCTTCAGGGAATATACCAATTGGTGGTCTATTTGTAGTGTCTACCTCCAACTCATATCCAGATATCATTTGTTTGATAATTCCACCATCTGGATTTGTATAACCATACGGACCATAAATTGGACAACTATCATAAGCCCATCCAACAATTGGTGAGTGTGATGTATTGTCAATCTCTATTCCATTTAATTTTTGTAAATCTGGTATTCCATAAAATTTCTTACCACTATTGCGGAGAACATAAGTATTCTCTCTTAAGTTTCTAGGCGTATAAATGTGACAATATTGAGTACTATCTCCACTAATATTTTCTTCAACAATTCCATCATCATCATTAATTTTGTCAAAATTTCTACGGAAAAGGTTTACATTCCACTCGTTAATATCAAATTTTACTAAGGCATTGACACCGGGATTTTCAACTGTGATACTAGTTTTGCCAGCAACATAATCTGTCCCAGACCTGATTACTTTAACCTCAATTAGTTTACCATCAATAATGATTGGAGATAGTTTGGCATAATTACCAGGTCCACTAATGATTAAGTTTGGTGGAGAAGTATAACTATTACCTTGATTATTGACTACTACATCAACGATTTTTCCATTGTTAATAACTGGTTCTACTTGAGCTAAAACTCCATTCTCAAACGAGAAATTAGGTTGTCTATCAAAATTAAGAATATCTGATGAGCCATATTCAACACCTCCATTCGTCAGGTCAATAGAATCAATAGATCCTCTGAATACTGGTTGAACTTGGCACTGGAAACTCTGACCAGAACGACTATCAATACCAGTAACACCATTAACAGATACAACAATTGGTTTGTAATTGAAAGTTCCCTCACCGGTACTTGTAATATCAACAATAATGTTTCTATCAAAAAAATAATTTAAAACAGTACCACCAACACCAACCTCGCTCAATGAGAATGAGTTATCATCAATTTTTCTTACATAATAATCTTTTGATTCTACAATACCAGATACTGCACTTGACCCAGAGGTGTATCTGATAATTTCTTTAGTTTCGTAACCATGATTTTTAATTTGAAAACTATTTGTAGTAGTTGAAATGCCAGTTGATACAATCTTTCTTTCCTTGTTCTTAAAACCAGAACCAGGATTGGTGACAATAATACTTCCTACAACATTTTTTTTCTCAGCTGACTTTATACTCTGAATTCCCAATCCAAATTGACCAAGGGTTACAGTATTAATACCAGCTCGAGAATCAACCGTATTGTTGTGAAGTGTTATAGTAAAATTATCAACAATATCAACAAAATAGGAAGAGTTTGTAGATAAACCACTAACACCTTTCATTCCCCTTGAATTGTAAATTACTCTCTCATCTTGTTTGAACTTATGGAATGAGCTAAATCCAATTTGATCATTTGTAAGATTGAGATTGCCGTTGAACTCTGTATTGATATTAACTTCGTAAACAATTTGAGTGAGGCTTACTACAGCTTGAGCATCTATATCGGGATTGCCACCATCGATAGTAACTATTGGTGTATTTTGAAAATCAAAACCACTATCAGTAACGTCAATTCTTTCAAGATTTCCCTCGACTGCAACTGTACCAGTTGCACCAGAACCCACCGGATCACTAATAATAAATCTTGGAGGGTTGATTACGTCATATCCTGACCCACCATTAGTTACTATTAATTTTCTAATTGGCCCATAAAAAACTGAATCACTTGATTTGTAATTGAGAAGTTCAACACCATTGATGAACATCCCATTGAAACCGGGGAGAGTTGTAGAAGGACTAAATCCTTGATTAATTGATTTTGTAAACTTTCTAAAAATTCCTTGTGGTGTGATAGGTTTTTGATAAAATTTGAAATAAGTAAATACGTTATCAGTTACAGTTCCAGAAAAAGTTACATACTTATCTTTGAACAGATCAGCCCTACTTTTTGACAACTTTATTGAAGTTTTATTATAAGTTCTCACATAATAGACGGATTCATCCAAATTATCAAACTGACTTATCGTGATGTTTGTAGAAGAAGTTCCATCTGGAAAAGTCGTCGTATTTACAATTCTTCCTGCAGAATATTGAACAGTATCTCCAGTATAAAAACCATGATTGACCCCAAAGTCAATAATATCATTACCATCAGGAGAAGATGATCCAGAGAATGTTAATGTTTTATTATATGGATCAGTTGGATTATCTTTATATAATGGAAGTGAATTTGATGCAACAACAATATCCCCATCAAAATTAGAATAGGTGTCTTGTACATTTGCAATATACTTGTTAAGAAAACTATATTTTGTAGAGTTTACCTTAGGGGTTTGATTCTCAACTTTCCAAAAATTATCAACATTCAGTTTGAGAGGTGATTTAACGATAAAAGTATTTTCGGAAGTAATTGATGTAACATCGACAAGAACAATATTGCCATCGTCATCAGACAGTAAAAGATTGTACCCAGGTCTAATATGATGAGTGTTATATGTAGTTACAGAATATTTGTTTTCAAGAACGTCAGTTATTTCAATCGATTGAATATCATAGTGAGATTTAGTGTTGCTTAACCATTCTGATGAATTGATCGAGACATCTTCAATACCAAGAGACTGAATATGAACAGTGTCATTTTTTTCATAAAGATGACTGTTTGAATCTACTTTTAATTCTTTTAGAGTCGAAGTAATCTTTACTCTTATTTCTTCATCAGTACCAATACCAACATATGCATAAGAGTAATCACTAAACCTTACATCTGTCTTTTTATCTAATACACTTGGAACAGGATCAACGTTTAAAAATTGATTTATACTTTTTCCATTATAATTAATTTCTATCTCATTATTGTCGATATCGAGAATTTCAAGTTTTCCAGTTTCGGGAAAACTTACTGTTGAATCAACATCAATAATTGTTGATCCAGCTGCAACTTGTGTTAAAATTTTTGTCTTTGGGTTTGACTTAAAATAACCATACAATGAACCATCAGTATTGATATCTCTGTCGTACCCATAATCAATACTAAGTTGATAATACTCACCGTCACCATACTGAATCTGAGAAACATGAGTTATCGTTCCACGAGCATCAGTAGAATCTTGAAAAAGTGTAAGACTTTGGAGGTCTAATGGATTACCAATATCTTTTTTTACAACAATATCTTGAGTTACATTGTAAGATGCATCAGATGGACTGAACAGAAATTGACTCGGGCGAATAATATCAACAGTTTCACCAAAGAGAGCTTTGAAAAGTATTTTATACGATAAGTCTGTTCCTTTTGTCTTATAGAAACTGTCACTATTGATGATAAAATTCTTTTGATTTGTTTTTAAATCTCTATTACCAAATCCTGGACTAATTTGAGTCTTTAACTTTTTGAAAAACTCTTGTAAAAACAGAACATTTAAATTATGAACTACATCACCTGATGTATGATCATCTGGTACTGTAGAATTTTCAAATTTTAATCTATCTGGAATACTAGATGTATAGGAACTGGTTCCACTAAATCCTCTCTGACAATTTTGAAATGTAGTGAAAGTTTTTGTTTCATACATTATAATCTCATCACCAATTTTGATGAGACCATTCCTATCTAAAAATCCCTCGGTATTACCTTCTACAACAATATCTTGAGCTACAGAATCAATGTCAGTTCTTAGTTTTGCATTAGATACTAAGTTAGTAAGATTACTAACATTTACATACTTGTCAATATTCTGCAATAGATCAAGTGTAGCACCTTTAGTTTCCTGAGAAACATAGTACTGTTCCAGGAATTCTGAAAGAAGAGGAAAGTCCTCCTTCACAAAAGATGGAAGTTGACTCGCAACTATATCTTGAAATTTGACTCTGTCTATTGACATTATTTTACAATCTTAGTAGGATGAACCTGATGAACCGGATGAACTGGATGAACTGGATGAACTAGAACTTGTGGTCGTAGACACACGGGTTG